AAAGAGGCCTTGAAAACCGTCCCCGACCTGCGCTATACGGCCGAGGACTGGGGACAGCTCGATTTTTTCAACCAGCCGCCCGTGCGCTTCCCCTGCATCCTGCTCGACGTGGAGGAAGTACGCTATTCGGACAGCGGCCGGGGCTTCCAGCAGGGAGAGGCGTCGCTCACCGTCCGCGTGGCCGATAACCGCGTTTTCAACGGCTCTTTCCAGGCCCCCGCCTCACAGGCGGAGTTCGCCATGTTCGACCTGCTCCAGGCGGTGTATCAGGCGTTACAGGGCCTCTCCGGGCCGGGATTCTCGCCCCTGACCCGCTCCCGGTGCGTCCGGGCCCGGCGGGACGACGGTATCCGCGAGTTCCGCATGTCGTTCGACTTTGCTTTCACCGACGCGGACGCCGCGAAAAAACGGTAAGAACACGGCCGTTATTGCTCCGGCGACGCGTCGCCGTAACGCTCCTTCATCAGCTGGAAGGCCTCGATAAGAAATACGGCGCTCGGTATTCCCCTCCGACGGATAAGGGCCCGGATTTCATCCCGAACCTCTTCAGGCACCTTGAAGGAGATGCAGACACCTGCCCGGTCGCCTATCGGTTTACGACCGGCGCCGGGGCGGCGTACTCGTTTCTTTACTTGCTCCATGAGTTACGAAAACCAATAAAAATTCGTTTCATCCAATGTCTCCATATCCTCGACATAGCCGTCTTCTTCATCCACCGTAATGCGGCAGAGTTCGACGCAGTACACTTGCGGCCATGCCGTGTCATTGTCCATCCATCCCGAAATGTCTACCGGTTCATTGGCCGACAACTTCTTTTTTTCGTCCTCGAAAAAGGTCCGTGCCTCCTGTTCGTTTTCGGAAGCGAAAATCTCATTGCTTTCAACTGTCGGCCTTGTGTAGCGTACTGAAAAAATCTGTTTCATAATTTTCCCGTTTTTAAGCCCGGCGGCCTTGTTTAAAGGATTATTGTTTTTGATTACACTGCAAATATAGCGCTTTTTTCTTATTCGGTAAACTTTATAAGAGAAAAAATACAAAAAAAATTGCAATTAATTTTTCTATCACTGAAATACAGTCACTTACAAAAGCAAAAAAGGCGGCATTTTTGCCGCCTTTTCCGTCATTCCTCGTTTTCTTGCTCCTCCTGCAGCTGTCGCTGCCTGTGATATCGGTCGAGCAGGGCGCAGTCCTCCTCGGTCGGCAAAAGCGATTCTATCAGGCTGGAAATGCAGAACAGTGTATAAGTATCGGGCGGAATTTCTCCGTTCCAGCTCTGGAGGGCGGATAACAGCGCCTTCACCCGGTCGAGAGCCTCCGCGTAACCGTCGAGCTCGATTACCGCCTTGCGGTCGATGCCCCTACCTACGAGTTCCATAATCAAGCCCTCCCGTGATTTTATTGACGATTCGTTCGCGCAGCTCCTTGTCCTCGATGCGGCAGACGTCGGACAGCAGGTCGATGACGCGCTCCGGCGTGAGGCGGTTGATGCGACGCCCGGAGGGGACGGGCTGTGCCGCCGGCTTATCCACGACGGCCAGCACCAAGTCCTCGGCCCAGTCCCGGAACAGACGCGCGCGTTCCGAACGGATGAAGAACCCCAGCCGGACGATGCCCCGCTTCGTCCAAAGCGTGCCCCTTGACGAGCCTGGAGTAGCAGCGTGAATAATATTCACGTTGCCTAAAAAGTGCTTACCTTCAAGCAATTCATCCGGATGATTTTCTTTATGTTTCCGAATTAGCCATTCGGAAACGCCATATCCGGCAGCCACCTCGCGGGTAGTCATCAGAAACTCGTGCTGTCTATTCGGCAGCACATTAACCGTAATTCCTTCGGTTACGGTCATCGACAGTAAGGTGTCAGCTTTCTTTTGAGTCAGCATATCAAAAGAGTATATAAAAAAAAGAGTCCGCGCGCTGCTGACTCATATTGTAGGGACAATACTAATGCCGCTCCAAACGGCTCACGCGGACTCAACTCTATTAAAGTAGCCCCTGTTAATCAATATAAATCAGCAAGGGCAAATATAGCGATTATTTCAATTCGTCGAACAAATCGAGCTGTTTATGCGTCGGCGCGGCCATCTCCTGCGGCAATTCGGCCTTGACGTATTTCATATAAGTATTATAGCACATCCCGAACGTGTCCCGGATATGTTTTCGCCAAATCGCCGCATAACATCTGTCCTGCCGCTCCGGCTCGTAGTTTTTCCGGGTGATTTCCTGAATAATACGCGCTCTCTTATAATATCCCTTCCTATTGTAGGCCATTTCCCCGGATTTTTGATTATCTTTGCAAAGAGTGCCGCTCTTTGCCTCGGATAATCGTGTCCGGGGCTTTTTTTATGCGTCAATTCACCGGGCCGGAGGCGGTCGGATTGACGACCAGCACGACCGGCCGGGAGGTTTCGCGGGCGGGGGCTGCCGGTGCCTCGCGACGATATACGTAGCCCTTGTTGTGCATCGAGCGGAGCAGCCGCTCGACCCGGCCCAGTTCCTCGACGTTCATTTCGTACAGCACTTTGCCGGCTATACGGGGCGAGGAGAGGAACCGGTTCACCCGCCTCCAGCAAGCCTCTTTCGGTTCGCCGGGCTCGACGTAATATACTCCGATATCGGTGAGCAGCCGAAGTATCCGGCTACGGCGACGGCGCACGATGTCGGCCTCGCGGGCTTCGCGCTCGGCCGTCCGGCGACGCTTCTCATCTTCGAGGGTGTTGATAAGCCCCTGCAGCTGGCCGTCCGTCAGTTCCGCCGTGCTCTCCACGCCGTAGCCGGAAAGGATATCCGCCTTGCGGTCGCGGATACCGAGCTCGCCCAGCAGTGCGTGGAAATATTTGTATGCCTTGTTTCTGTCCATAATTGCTATTTTTTAGGTAAACACTTGTCTATCTGCATTCCTGCACGCCGTAAAATACGCGCGTGGTTATGGTTTCCGGCCCGGTCGGCCTCCTCGGCCATCTGTAGGACGGCCGTCATCATCAGTCCCGCCTCCTCGTCCGTCAGCTCCTGCAGGGCAATGCCTGTATCCGTTCTCCGTGTTTTCATGTTCAATCTTCCAAAACATTCGGATTCTCCAACAGCTCCCGAAACCGGCGGTCGCGGGCGGCTTTCGTATCGAATTTTTCCAGCGTTATCCAATTCAGATCACCCAATTCTCCAGTCGGTCGCAGTGTCTTGATACGCGGCTTTGGTTGGTCGTCTCTGCGAATGATTGTGAAACCAGCCCGTAGCACTTTTTTTTGTCCATTTAATGTCATACTCGTGTCGTTTCAGTATTTGCTCCCGGCGGGGGAATCGAACCCCCGCCCAAGCCACCCGGCGGGAAAAAGATTAGATAACCGCGAATTTGTCCTCCCGGACGATGTCGATGCCGCGGGATTTCAGAATCTGCCTGACGACCTTATCCTGGCTATCATACAAGACGCCGAAGTCGCACGCTACCTTGACATACGCGGGCGGGAGCGCCGCCGCCAGTTCCGAACGGGCCGCGGTCGAGAGCGGCTTCCCCTCCTTGACCGGTTTTGCCGCGCCTGCTTTGATGGCGATAATGCCCGCTTCGAGGGCCAGCCGGCCGTCCGAAAAATCGGCCATGTGGTCGAGCCCGTAAGCCTCGACGACCGCCTCCGCGTCCTTCAGACGTCCGTTCAGTTCTGCGGCCTTGATTTTCAACTCCTTGACGGTGCGAACCGCCTCTTCTACCTGTTCTTTCGATACTTTTTCCATGGTTTATGTATGTTAATTGTAAGTGATTGTTATTTGTATTACGTTTGGCTCGAGCAACTTCCGCAGTTCTCGCCGCTTCTCCTCGCAGCCCCGGCATAGGTCGTAAAGGCGTTTTTTGACACCCACGACCAAATCTTCCGCGGGCCTACCAGCATTCATACGGAGGTATCGCTCGGTCCGGCGGATTTCCTCCTCAATAGCCGCTATTTCGGCTTCCAGACGCGCGAGAACCGCGTCCTCTCTCTTCATTCCGTCCATGTCATGCAGTTTTAATGTTATACATCTCCTTGAACAGCTCGACCGTCAGCGGCTCGCCCTGTTCGTCCGCCTCACGCATAGCCCGCTCCAGATAGTCGTGCAGTTCGCCGTAATTGTCGGCAATTCGGGAAAGCAGCTGCCGCAGTTCCTCGTCCTTTATCTGCTCCATAAAATCGAGATAGCGGCGGTCGATGGGGGCGAGCGCCGTCTGTCCTGCCTTGAACCGGCGGATAAATTGCGCCATGCCCTTTACCCCCTTGTTTTTCAGATTTTGCAGCGCCACGGCAAATTCCGGTGTGCCGACCAGCACGACCGGGACGACATACCGCACGCCGTCGTAAACGGCCTTGATGGCCTTGATACCCGTCCTTTTGAGGTTCTCGACCTCGTCGAAAATCAGGATAGGACGCTCACCCCGCATGGCACGTTCGCGCAGCGTCTCGCAGATAACACGAAGGAGAGAGCCGTTCTTCGCCTTCGTGTCGATTCGGAGCAGTTTGACGAGCTCGGCCAACACGTCGCGAAGCGTATCGCAGTCGTTCACCGTGATACGGTACACCCCGACGGGATTCGCCCCGCAAAACCGGTCGATTGCATAGGTTTTGCCGCAGCCCGTTTCGCCGAGAACCATGCGAGCCTCGCAGCGCTCGCGAGCCTCGTCGAGCGTATTGACGATTTGCACGTACTGCGTCGTATCCGCGTGCTGCCAGTACGAAGTCTCCAGCCGCATGCCGATGGCCGACGCCAGTTTCCGGAAAAACACGTCCTTTATCTCGGTATCCTGATACGTATATTTCCCTTTCGCGGCTACGCTGTAATAACTGGCGCTGACCCCCGCACGGCGGCAAAGCTCCGCGGCCGTCAGCCCGTTCATGCGCAGATAATCGTCCGCGGCGGACATGATGCGGTCTTTGATGCTGTTTTCCATTTATTTATTGTTTAATTGATTGTCTTTCTTTAAATTTTCTCATCTCACGGGCGAGATAGCGGGCCTCGATGGAGGCAGCCTCCTCTGCCTGCTGACGGTCCGCCTCGCGGGCGTCGCGCCTCTCCAGACTTCTCCGCCGGCGTTCTGCCTTCTTCTTGTCGTCGGCCGTGATGGAGATGCTTTGCTCGTATGCCTCGTTGATATCGCTTTTGCGCATTCCCAGCTGTACAGCCTCGTCGTAACCGTACCCCTGCATGTATTCGGAAGTCCGCAACAGCTCGTCCAGGGCCGTGTGAGGTACCTGGCGGTCGGCCTCTTTCCGCCGCCGCAGGTGCTCGCGAGCGGCCCTTTGTTCGGGGGTAGCCTCCACATACGAGGAGGAGGATTTCACCACGGGCGGACATGTCATGATATATCGGCCGTCGATGCTGTATAAATCTGCACCGCTATCGTCGTACACCACCTGCACGCGGCTGTCGTAGCCGTTGCCCGTCGCTCTGGCGATGGCTTCAGCCCCTGTCCCCGCATAGTCGGGAATCTCATACATGCACGTAGCCGCAGCCCCCTGCGGGGTGACGAAGCCGCGCATCCGTTCGATGGACAGTCGCGTTGTCGTACCGAAGATTTGCCGCAGCTGCCGTTCGTCCATAACCTGGCAGGCGGGATTTTTCTCGGCAAACCGTTCGGCGGGAGTTCTTCCGTCGCCCCCGCGGCGGTTGTTCCATGCCTCGATGCGCTCCTCCAGTACGGCTATCGCTTCCGCATAGGTCGGGTAATCGAACACACTCATATTGTCTGTATTCGCCCGTCCTTCTATGGATGCGTCGTGCGAGCTCCGCACGAACTCCCTGCACGACCGCAGAACAACTTTTTTAAAGATGTGGAAATATTTTTCAGCGGGATTCGCCTGTGAATTTCCCGGTTCGATACGGCGCACGCGATTGAATACCGTCGCCAGCCATTCGCGGCTTGTGTCTTTCGAGAACGCCGAGGCGTTATCCGACACGAACTCGAACATCGTCCGCCGTCCGCCTGCATCGACGGCCATACGCACAGCATCCTGCACGATGTCGAACGATTCTTCGCTCGACCCTTCCGGGGCGATTCCCCAGCCGGCAATGTAGCCGCTGGCTACATCCGTAATCATCACTACGTACAGGTTGCGCGTGCGCGTCTGTTCTTTGTATATGCCGGTCTTTTTATCGCGTGCCCGCTCGGTGTAACGGTAGCTTATCAGGCCGGAACCGTCGCCGCAGAACAGCGAATGTGCCCAGGTGAGCTCTTCGGTAGGTATGTACGTCAGATAGTGCTTGTTATAATAGTCCGTTCCGTGGCGGAACAGGTCGAATTTCAGACGGTTAGGGAGTGACGTAAGGCTTCGGCAAAAGGTGCGCTCGGCGACCGGTTCATATCCCGCCTCGCAAATGGCCGGGACGTATTTTTCGCGGTAAAGGGTCGCCAGCGCTTCCTTTTGCGGCCCGTCGAGGTTGACGTAGGCCATCAGCATGATAGCTTGATGCGCGTCGAACCGATATATTTCGCCCGTCTCGTGGTCCACGACCAGCGATTTACCCACTATCCGGCGGTTGTTGTTGCCGATTTTTGCCGATATTATCCATCGGCGTTGTTCCTCCGCCTCGGCCGGGAATCCGCGCAGTTTCAGCCGGAGACTTTCGCCGGTGGTAACGCGGAAATTCGAGAGCCGCAGGTCGGCGAGAACGGCCGCGCACGTTCCGTAGAATGCTTCCGCGGTCGGCAAACCGTACTCCGCCGTCCGTCCCTCGCGGACGGTCGCCGCGATGAACCGGCACCACGCAAGGGCGCGGGCATAATCGCGGCAAACAGCCACGCTTATCTGAAGGCCGCTTTGCGTCTGAATCCACAATGCGTCCGCATTGTCCGTCAGCTCCTGTGCCGCGGCCGTCAGTATGCCGCGCAGGGCCGCCTGCCGTTCCCGGCTCCTGGAGAGGTTGTGTCCCTCTACTTCGGCCAGCAGCTCCTCCTTCGTGGGGAGGCAGTCACGGTAACAGGCTGGCTTCCTGTTCGGTATCGTGTCTATGTCATAATAGTATTGCCCGCCCTTGCGGCCCCATCGCCACGATTTGCCGGGCTTCGCCCCCAAAAAGAACTCCTCCTGTGCGGCTACCGCCTGCCACGAGGCCGGAAGGGACTGCTTGTATAGCACCCTCAATTTACGAATATACAATTCGGATGTTTTACAAACTTCCATTACCAAACGTTGCGATACCCAGACGGTCGTGCCGTCCGTGGTCTCGCGTATCAGTATGTCGTTCGGTAATAGCATCTCTTTAAAATTCTCTTTAAACCTCTTTAAAGCGCGGTTTCACCCGCTTTTTCTCGTTGTTCCCGCCCCGGTCTCGCTCCGGGCGACGGCTGACCTTTCGCGGGAAAATGCTTACATTTGGATGCTAATCTATACTGTAAGCATTATGAAAAGGGTCGTGAATTACAATGACAGCTATTTCGACCAGCGTTTGGAAAACATCGGAACAGCCAATGTCGAATTTTGGAGCATCCTCACGAGCTTCGACCAACAGCATCCGGAAGCCGACCTTACGGTAATTTTCAATGCCTGTTTAAGCCAGGTGAAAGGTCGTTATGTGGAAGTTCTCGAATTTCGATGCAGTCGAAAAGAGTGGGAAGACAAGGCTCAGAAGATATATCGACGTTACTATCACCCTGTATCGCTGAAGTTTCTGGATAATCTTCTCCGTAAACCAACCGACGAAGAGATTCATTCCGTTGGATGTGTGTTTTGATGGCCCGATAAATCCAAAACGGAAGCATCAGCCGGTCGTTCTTCGCCAACCCTGGCTCGCGGAGGGGGATGATAATCCGATTCCCCGTGCGTTCGTATTCCCGCGTTCCGTCCTTGTGGAGGATGTGAATAATAACCTCGATATTTTCAGAGGCTTGCGGTGTCCATGTAGTCCTTTGCATAATTGTTAATTATTGTTGTTCCCGCCCCGGTCTCGCTCCGGGTGGCGGCCTGCACCGCTGCGGGATAGGGTAAATCCGGTTACTCGGCAGCTTCTATCAGATTCGCAAACAATCTCTTTTTCCGGACAATGAGCACTCCGAAAATTCGGTAATCAGTGTTAGTCCCCACGACGACACGATTACTGCCCCGATAAACTTGAGTCGTAATTTTTGTAAAAAACACTCCGCTGTCTTTGAGCGCCAGCGTCACGACATTTGAATTCATTTCCTGCATAAACTGTAAATGATTAATATGTTAATAATTATCCCCTGACCGGGTCGAGCATCTCCGCGCAGAACATCCGCTCGAATCGGTCGAGCCATACGATGCCGCCTTCTCCGACATCGGTAACGGTCGCCTTCTTCCCGCAGAACCTGCGCATCGACCGTGTGAAAGCCACGGCCATGTCTCCGTAAAGCACACTGCCGGCTATTACGTTGTCCCTGTACCAGCAGCGCGATTTCACGCGCACCCTGTCTCCTACCTTGTATTTCATAATCATGATGTTTTATAAAATCCTTGACCCCGCCCCGGCATCGCTCCGGCAAAGACGTCCGTTCGTAGCGGGATTTTCCTTGCTGAAATCTATTCCTCCCATTCAATAGGAACAGTAGTAATGTAAGTACTGCATAAATGTCCGCACCACCGCGCAATTTCCTCCGTATCGTGACAGCCCGTTAGCGTATAATAGCCATTGTTCTTATGTACATTCGCCCACGCGCGGTGTTTGACGGAAACCATGAATAAATCGCGGTTGTCTTCCTTCGTATCTTCATCGAACTGTCCCTGCTCGGTAAATAGTTCGATGCGCTCACACTCTCCCGTAGACGTCTTAATGGCAGCCACCACCGGATATCCCGCGTTTTCCACATCGAACGCGAGAATCCTCGCCGGACAGCCGTCGCGCGTCATCACGGGGGTCCCGGCCTTGGCGGCCTCTAAATCGAAAGGTTTGAGTTTCTTTGTCATTTCCATAATAAAATGTGTGTTTATTATATACGATGCTGTGTTTTTGTTAAAAAGCATCTTTTTTTTACTCAGTAAAAATATTTTGCAATTCTTTTACTTTTTCGGAGTCTGTTATGGCAAAACCGCCACCGAATATGCCCGCGCCGTTAGGCAGCTTTGTGACTTGGCTGCATTGGTCGGCCCGAACAACAAATGATGGCATACCCCGTTTAACATATTTTCCCATCCGGGCCGCCGATATAATGTTTGGCGGAAATTTATATATTGCTCCCGTTGATTTTGGCGGTCGTTGTGCAATATCGATACGCTCTTTTAGCTCCGGGGCCGTCATAATGCGTACATCCCCGAATAGATTACTGACGAACGATGTCTTCACTTTCGCCCCGTTTTCATAAGTAATGAGCGCATCCGTTACAACACATGTCCATTCTATCCCCCTCGTACTGAATAATGTAAGATGCGGAGCGAATAAAAAGAATCGGATACCGCGTGCCATGAAAAAACGACATATTTTGGAGAATATCGAAAAAGGCGGATTGTCGATTACCACACAACCATCCGGATATTCGTATGCCTCGTAATCCCCACCGGGCCAGAACGGGCGGACTATTTCCCGGCCCTCAATATCCGCATTTTCGCGAACCCACTGCACGACAATGTCGTACACCAATTCCGGCGTATAACAATCGTCGGTGGTCTTTTTTGGGGTAAACTTCGCCGTAAACACATCGTACTTCTCGAACTTCTCGAGCCGGCTTTTACTCGGTGAATCCAGCGGTCGTTCCAAGGTTGGAAAGAATTCTGGTTGTTTCATACATATTATCTATACAATATTCTGTTTCCGCTCGGAAATCAGCGCCTCGGCAGACCGGAGAACCGGCTCGCTCGTATCCTTCCCGTGCAATACATATGACACCCATACGCGGGATACGCCAGCTCGGTCTGCTATACGCATTATATCCCCGCGTAACAGGCTTTTACGTATTCGCAAAAGTCGCTCTCGCTTTTCCTTAGATGTCTTTTCCATATTTTCCTTATTTTTGTACAGGTTTACACCGCAAATATCGAAATAAATTTCGAATAATCATAACACTCTCGAAACTTTTTTCGTAACTATTTTTTGCTTATGGGTAATGAATTGATTTCTAACAGAATTGAAACTTTGGTAAATCTCCTTTGCGGGGGAAATAAATCAGAGTTCGCCCGGATTATAGGTACAAGCGAAACCAATATTAGAAATTATATTGCGGGTAAATTACCTAAAGCAAATACTTTATTTGCCATTGCTGAGCATTTCGAAATAAATGCCGAATGGCTATTGACGGGACGAGGCGAGATACTTAAATCTTCTGAAAATATTTCCGAAAAAAAAGACATTTCCAAAACTACGGAAAACGTTACCATTTTAGAAGGTAACAAAAAGGGTAACACAAAAGGTAACAAACGAAAACTACAAAAAACGTTACCAAACAACAATACTCTCATTCCTCCTCTTTCCGACCATACGACCGAAATACACACGGCGCCGGACGGGACGAAAATAAAGGTGGATTTGCACACCCCGAAGGCCACGAGAACGGATATGCACGGCGCATCCCGACCAACCCCTGCCGCAATAGCCGCGGATATTCGCAGCACATATACGGCGGTCGGCGCCGTGTCCGTTCCGGTGGTCGATATCGAGGCCGCGGCCGGCGGAGGGGCCATCAACAGCGACTATTTCGACGAGGCCGACGTCATGCGGCTGCCCGCCTCCATGCTGCCGCGCACCTCCGCAAAACGCTTGTGTATCAGTGTCAGCGGTGAATCTATGGAGCCGACCATTTACGATGGTACTCGTATCGTCGTCCGGCTGCTCGACCGTTCGGAATGGGCAAGAATCCGCAGCGGAGAAGTGTACGTCGTGACCGACCGTGACGGGAATAGCTACGTCAAAAGATTGCGTAACAATTTAGAGACATCCGGCAGGCTGATACTTACATCCGACAATCCTAACCAGCGGAAATACACGCCGTTACCGCTAATGGAAGATGAGATATCCAATATATGGACCGTCGAGCTCGTCATATCGGACATCGTGCCGCCGTCGGAGCGCGACCAAATAGACGATTTGCGCGACGAGATGCGGGAATTGAGGGAATGGGTACGGAACATGCAGAATCGCGAAAAATAG